TTGTATTTGTTCTTCGGTAAATGTTTCTCTTTGGTTGGCTTTCTTTGTTAATACGCCATCTAAACTTTTCGACATGTTGTATTTACTCAAAAGAATAGGGCCCGTAGGCCCTATTGAATTATGTTAACCGCAATTGGATGCGTATAGTTTTTCAAATTGTCCTCTTGAACAACCGTATCCTTCTTTGCACTTTTTGTAGTTTTCTGCTTTAGTGCAACCGCTTGCATAAAGTTTTTTCATTTCCTTTACACAACCCATTTCATCAAATTTTTCTTCATCTTTGGCTTCGTTCATTTTAGCCATTAGTTGATCACGTAATTCGGTTTGTAATTCTTCCATTGCCATTGCATTGTCGCCTCTAACAGATGCTTTGTATTGACCTTTTTCTCTGTTCGCTCCGCCTGACAAATCTTTCGTCATGTATTGTGTATCTTTGTATTCTTCGTCTGGAGAATTATCCCATTCTTCTTCTGTAGATTCATGTCCACCACAACCACTATTGCCTAAGTGTACTTTGCCGCAAACTTTGCATGGTTCTTTTTGTATGCCAGGTTTTAGATCATTCATATCTCCATCGCTTGGCGCTTCTGGATCATCCATATCTGGATTAGCAATTTTGATTAATTTTTTCATTGGCATCATGTCAGGACCAACTGGCTTTGCTTCAGGTGCACCGCCGCCTTGCATGATACGTAACAAACTAGCTACTTCATCAGCTGTTTCTCCGCTCATAGAAATATTCATATTTGCTTGTTCGTCCAATCTTGTTATTTCTGGAGCTGGATCTCTTTGATCAATTGCTTTATCTAGTTCATCTAATTTTTGTAGTATGTCTTTCATATTAGCCTCCTACAACTGCTTTTGTGTTTATTTTATCATCTATGTCTGCACTTTCGCCTTTAGGAGCGGCTTCCATAGGATCGACATTTCTTTCTTTGCGAGCTGTTTCTAATTCTTTTAATAGATCCATAACTCTGTCTCCAGCTACTTTTTTCTGTGCATCTGGTTCTGCCTGTTCCATTTCTAATGTATCTAATTTTGACTGGTATGGCTCGCCTGACTTAGGCACTTGGTATTCTTCTTGAGGTGCATTTGCTGTACGTACAATTACATGATTAGGGTCACATGGGCAACATTTTTCAATGTATTCTTCTAACACTTGCGGTGTTGTTGGATATGCAACTTCTACGTCCCAATACGTTACTTCCATATTTTCTAGCTGGGGGAAATCTAATGGACGTTCTTGTATTGGTGTCTTTTTGCCGTTTGACATAGATACAACTTGATATTTTTTCATACAAGTTTCTAGTGCATCAGTAAAATTTTCACCTAGTTCACCTGCAACACCTACTTTAAATTCATAGGTTTTTTTTGATTCTGTAAGTACTTCTGTAAATGTCTTCATGTTTAATACCTCTAATACTATTTATCTTTATCTAGATCTTTTAAACGTTGTAGTAGGCTATTCCTATCAGCTACAATAGCGCCTGTTCCGCTAATAATACCTGCTTCTTCAATAGGTTTATCTTGATCTAGTTTTTCTTTTTTAAGTTGAAGCTCTACCATTTTTAGTTTTTTATCTAATTTTGCTACCTTAGCATCAAGAGACGTTTTCAGCATACCTCCTGCTACCTCAAACACTCTGCCACTATAACGACTTTCAACATTCATTCCTAAATCCATTAAGTCTTCATAACTTTGTAATGCTCTCTGTGCAACATCATTAAGTTCAGCATCTGCCATTTCACCTAATCCTTTTACAGTAGGTAATGCCGCTTCAATCTTATCAAGTTCAGAAATATCACGCAATGTATCTTTTTGTTCTATAACTGATTTAGATTTTATATCATCTTCTAATTCGTTTTGAATTATTTCTTTAGAATCTGGTAAATCAAGTAGGTCTTGTAGTTTTTTTGTCATAGTCTTTCCAGTATTATATGCTACTATTATTTATCGTTTACCGTTATGGAAAATATCATTTTCACTAATAACCCTAAAGAAAATGCCTTTTTGTTTACAGTAGGCCCTTGCGGCTTCCCATTTTGCTTGGTTAACAATAAAATGTGCTTGATTAATCTTACTACGTCCTACCTTTTCTCTTATAGCTTGATTTGCAGGTTTTACTTCTATTAATTCTACATGCTGTTTACTTCTTTTATCTGCATATACTATAAAAAAATCTGGTACATAAATTGTGTGTTTACCTGTTAGTGGATTCCTATATGGAATTTTTATAGCTTCGCTTGCCCACTTTGCTACACTAGGATGTTCATCTAGGAATTTCATAAAAGCAAATTCCCAACTTGATCTGTAAGTCGGTGTTCTGCCTCCAATATACTTTGCTGGGTTTTTTAGACCAAATTTTCCTTGAGCAAATCTAGGCATATCATACCACTATATTTCTTGATTCTTCTCTTGCAATTTTATCTGATGTAAAACCTAAAGAACTTACTTTTTGTCTATTGTAATTTAAAACTTGTGCAACAATAGCACTAATTTGAATGTCATCTACACCTTTTAATGTGTCTAACAATGTATAAACATTTACACCATCTATTTTTGCTTGTTCTAACAACACTGTCGCAACTCCTGTTGCACTTGTATCATCGAACCCACGTCTTTTAAAAAATCCTACTACACTGTCTACTGTGTTTGCGTTGTATGTAATTGGTTCAGAAAAATATTTGTTAAAAAATTCTTTTACAACAGAGCCACTATCTACAGGTTCTAATTTATAATCACTCATTAAAAGTCCCCTACTTGGTTTCTTAATGCACGGCGTTCTGCTCTTGCCGCTTTTCTATTTGCTATTTGTTCTCTCAAAGGTGTTCGTTGTACTCCAGTACGTGTAGTAACTCCTCCACCTGTTGTAGTTACTGTTTGTGAGCTACTACTGCTACTTCTTGTGACCGAACTGCTACTTACTGTTGGTGGACTTGCTAAAATTTCGTCTAATGTTTGTCCTGTGCCGGGTACTAACGGTTCAGATTTTATACTTGGTATAGCAAGATCACCTGGACTATATGTTAATCCGTTGTTTGAATAACTTTCATTTATTTTGCTACTATACAAACTAGAGCGTGTATCAACAATGCCACCATTAGTTAGCACAGGATCATTGTATCCGCCTGCACCATTTTGCTTAGGAACATTTACACCAGGTATGCCACCTATGCCTTCTTTTCTAATATCTCCAAGAGCACCTTTCAATATATTAAATCCTTCTTCTCGCAAACCTTCTTTAGATAAACTTTTTGCATTTTTGTAGGTATTAAATGCTGTTAATGCTGTGCCTAGATTAAATTGCCCGCCTGCAATATCATTTAATACTGTTGTCAAGCCACCAAAGACACCTCCTTGACCTAATAAGCTAGATGTTCCGCCGCCTTGTATGCTTAATGGACTAGGAGTTTTATCATAATGTACAGTAGCAAATCCTTTTGGACTATCTTCACCTACTGGTCCTCTGCTATAGAATACAGCTTCGTAAGCAACCGTCATTTGGTTTTGCATTAAGCCTGCGCTTTCATACGCATCTACACTGTCATGAGTTAATCCTGTAACAAGTGGATTTACAAGAGTATATGCAGTATATTCTTTTCGTGATAATTGATATATTGTAATTTTATCAAAAAATGGACTTTTATGATTGTTATCTAAACCATATCTGTAATTTTGTTCTTCTGGTTTTCCGTATGTATTTCTCGGAGAATAAGGAGGACTCACTCCTTCTGTATTATAATTTCCATCTCTAAAATAATATCTATAATAAGATTCTAATAGAAGTGTAGTAAGACCTAAGTTATCATCGTGGAATGTTATATTAATAGGATCATATTCTAAACTAGTTTGTAAATTTTTCTTCCTATTGTACATATTTTTTGTTTGTGTTTGTACACTAAATTTGGGAAGATCTGCTTGTTTTACAAGCATGTTTATTTCTTGTTTATGCCTTTGATCTAATTGAGGAACAGTATTTCTTGCTTCTTCAGTTAATTCAAAAACAACATGATAGAGAAATTTTGCTTTAGGTGCAAGACGAAAACCGTTATCAGAAAACAACCTTGCCGCGTGTTGATAATCTTTAAAAGTGCCTCCTGGATTAAGAGCACCCTTGAATAAATTATCTAAAAATCCATTTAAAAAGTTTGCCATACTAATATTTATCCATGAAAGAAAAGTACGTATAAAATAAAAAAGGGGCCTTAAAAAGACCCCTTTTTGTAATTATGGCAATTGACTTAGGTATTAACCAATACCGCCGCCACCAGTTACTAAGCTATTAATAGTTCTACCAACTGCTGTACCAATTCCTTCACCTTGTGGTGTCTGTATAGCATTGTCAAAGCGTATGCTTAGTGTTACTGTTACTGGTTCGTTTGCACTGTAAGCTAATGAGTTGTAATTAGCATTTTGTACAAAACAACCATATAGTTCAAATGTTTCTAGTGTGTTTGGAGTATTTGCTCCGTTACCGCCATCTAGTATTTCAATTCTTGTTAAAAATTTGTAGTCAATACCTGATGCCGCACCAGACTGTTCAAAGAAGTCGAACTGTTTCTGTAACTGTTCGCCAACTAGTCTTTGTACACTGTTGTTTACATCTTCACGTAAGTTTAGTGTAATAGGCTCAAAGCTGTGTCTACCAGCTAGGTATGCTCTACTGTTGTAAACAGGTATTTCCATTTCTTCGAATGTTACACTTGGGCGTGTTACATCAATTACCTGTTTTGTTAGTTCTGTTGTTGGTGTTGATACACCGAAATTCTCAAGTGTCACTCTAAAGCGATACTGCAATTTAGGCATTAATAAGCCTTGAGTGCTTGCACTATTATCGCTTGCTAGTGGTACTGTAATCTTTGAGAGTGTTGATATTGCCATAATGTTTTACTCCTTACAAGTATTTATCATTTAATGAGCCCTGTATTTCAAGGGCTCATTTTTAAATTATAAACCTGCTATTTCTCCTGTGTTTTTCAATCTCAATGGAATGTAAATAAATTCCACTGCTTTCACTGGCTCAATAGCAATGTCTAAGTATAGTTCATTTCTATCAATTCTAGCTGGTGTGTTGTTTGTTTCGTCACATACTACAATGTAATCGTATAGTGCTCTCGAACCTACTAGTTCAAGCATTAAACTTTCAGCCGCTTGTTTAATTTCATCACGTGTGATTTTATCATTTGGCTCAAAGATATAAGGCTTAGCAAGTTTGTTAAGCTGACTACGTAAGTAGATAACCAATCTAGCAACATTAATTCTATCCAATGCACTTGCATTTCTTGCTCTAGTCTTTTGACCAAATGCAACAAGTCCTGCTCCTGTAATGAATGTAATTGGGTTAACACTAATTCCAAATAGTGTATCACGTTGTCCTTCGTTCAACGCTACTGATACAAATTCGCCTTCGTTATCAATGTAACCTGTTGCTGTTGCGTTTGTAATACCACCACGTCTTGTACCTGCTGGTGCAAACCATGGAAACGATACTTGGTCGCTAAGTGCGATAGTACGTAGCATCATGTGTGACGGTGGAACAACAACGTTGTTACCAAAGTTATCACTTGTGAAACCCCATGGATAGTAAACGCCTAGATATTCATCTCTACTTACTAATCCATCTGCATTATCTTCAACTGCAAGGTTAACATTTGTTCCCCATTCGTTTAATGACGTTGCATTTGGTAGTAGTGAACTTGGTGAATCACCTACGATAAATGCTGTTAAACCTCTATCGTAATTTAGTGAAATCATTTCACCAATTAGTTCTGGATAACCTGGAGTTGCCATAATGTTAAATATGCGCGATTCGTCATCACGTATTTCATCATTACTGTTTACAGTTGCTTGTAAACTTTGAACAACTACAGCTCTTTGTGCAGATTGACCAAAACGTCCTGAACCGTTTGAATTATTTGCTGATTCAGTTACCCATCTGTGTGGATAGTAATTTGTCATAGGCTCGTCTGCGTTGTTAACTTCAAAACGTCCATTGTCTGCTGTTACATCAATGTAATTACGTACAAATTTCTTTACGTTAAATCCGCTTCTACGTAAGTTCCATAGTAACATACCTTTTGGATATAATGCAGGATCTGGAGCATCAAAGTCTAAGTAGTTATTAACTAACAAGTCAGCAATAGTTGCTTCTGCGCTGTTTGCACCTGCTGTGCTCCAACGTGCATCTGCAAATAAGATACCATCTTGAGTAGTTTGATCACCTGTATCTAACTGGATCCATTGTGATTTAGCACCGCTCCATTTGTAAATTTCTGGATATTTGTCAATGCTTGCTGTGCTTATCCATAAATCTCCATTTTTAAGAGCTGTACCATCTGATTGTAAAGTTGGTTCTGTTGCACTTACAATCGGTCCTGCTGGATCAGTTTGATCGTTAGCACTTGCACTATAGAACGGACTTGTAGAATCTAAATAACCTACCCAAGTTGTTCCATTGTGTACCATGATATCAACTTCATCAACTACTGAATTATACCATAATGTGCCGTCAGTTGCAAGTGCAGTTGGTGCATTTGCACTGTTAGTCGCAGTAAGTACTTTCCAGTTTGTTGCTACAAAATCGTTAGTTGTATCACCTGCTGGCGCCGCGTAAAGATTTGTTGTATCACTTGTGCTAAATCCAGCCTCTGCTAAATGTCCACTTGTGTCAGCAATTCTAAATTCGCCACCTTTGCTGTGTGAAATTACAATTCTGTTTGCAGTGTCAACGCTTGCAGAAACATTTGTAAAGCCAGCACTGTTAATAGCACCTGCAATTACATCTGCATCAGTTGCCGCACCAGTTGCTGTAGCACTAATAGCCACTGCACTGTTTAAACTTGCACTACCTACAATTGATTCTTGGATGCTAAATGTTACTCCACCAGCTGAAACTTGTGTAGTAACTGCGCTACCAGTAATTGTAGTTGCTCCTGTAGCATTTCTTTTGTATACTTTAAAGTTTGCTACTAGTGTTGATTCTTCTGCATCATTAAATTTTACAAATAATGCGTCTGAGTTAAGATTCAATCCACCACCGGACTTATCTAAGTTGTAGATAGCAGTTTGGTTGTCTGCAAAAATCGAAACACTTTTTGTATCCCATAATTTAGTTGCATCATTCCAAACTTTAATTGCCCAATTAGCACCTTTGTTAGGTGTTGTTGTTTTTACCCAAACAGATCCAGTTGGACGTGGAGTAGCATCGTTTTCACCAAACTCAGGAACACTTGTATGAGGGGCAATATTCAACTCAGGTGCGTAGTAAGTTCCTGCTGTTAAGCCCATGTCTCCCATAAGACCTGTTCCTTCTGCAAGCACTAGGTTTGCGCCTGTTGAGTATATTCTCAAAATATCGTTTGCTGTATCTACGTCTGCTGTAACTCCTGCAATGGCCGCACTATTAATTGCCGCCGCCGCCGCTGTTGCATCTGTACCGGCTATTGTAACTGTTGA